AACCCTAATGCGCTTTTAGAGTTGAAGAAAAAGGAACTTGATTTGCTGATGAAGCGAGTATAATTAGACTTGCTCCTTCTGGTGTTGGAAGCTAAAAAAGAAAACTATTTCTTTCCCCCTACTTTGTCCTAGGGGGTTTTCTTTTATCTTGTATAAATATTTGGTATAGACTTTATTTGTTAGGCGCGTTTATCCCCTGATACAAGATATGTGAGTTTATCTCTGATCTAAACAAAATCCCCTTTATATATTTATGTTCTTGAAAGGAACAAACCATGAGCGAATTTATCGCAAAACAGGTTGATGCAAAGGCTAAAGCATGGCACGAAGCTAAGGAACTGATTGATTCAGTTGAAGCTCGTGGCGGTGTTTGGTCTGGTGAAGATGAAGCGAAATACGCTAATCTAACCGCTGACATCAACAAGCGTAATGAACTAATTGAGCTAGAACAGCGTGATGCTAAGACTTCTGAAGCTATGCAGGCTGCTGCAGTGAACTTTGCTGGTGCAACTGTTTCAGATAACGAGTCTGACATTCTTCGCAAGATGGCTATGGGCGAACTTCGTGGTTACGAATTCCAAATGGAAAAGCGTATCACTGGTTCTTCTACTGGTGCGCCAGTGCCTACATCTTTCTACAACGAGATTGTAAAGGTTGCAAGACTTGTAAACCCTTTGCTTGAGTATGCAACTGTAATCAACACTGCTGGTGGCGAGAACTTACAGATCCCTTCTCAGTCTGGTTTCTCTACTGCAACTATCGTTGGTCAGGGTGTTTCTATTGGAACTTCTGAACCTACTTTCAATGCTTTCACAACTCTTAGTGCATACAAGTTCTCAGCTTTGTCACAGCTATCTCGTGAGCTAGTTCTTGATGCTGGCGTTGACATTGTTGGATTCCTTGCAGAGCAGTTCGGTAACGCATTTGGTTTAGCAATCGGTAACAAGTTGATCAACGGAACAGGAACTGTAGAGCCTACAGGTTTCTTGCCTGTTGCTGGAACTGGTGTAACTGGTTCAACTGGTGTATCTGGTGCTTTCACTGCAGACAACGTTATTGACCTTGTTTACAGCCTTGATGGTGCAGTTCGTAACAAGGCTTCATTCGCCATGCTTGCAAACAGCACTTCTATTGCAGCGTTGCGTAAGCTAAAGGACTCTTACGGCCAATACTTGTTCAACATTGGTCTAGGTCAGGATGCTCGTGACTTGGTTCTAGGTGTTCCAGTTATTGAAACTCCTTCAATGCCATCACCTGCTATAGGTGCAAACTCTCTAGCTGTTGGTGACCTAAAGGCGCTTTACATTAGAAACGCTGGTGGCCTACAGGTTGACCGCTCTGATGACTTTGCATTTGGTAATGACCTTGCCACTTGGAGAGCAACATGGAGAATTGATGGTGCGCTAGTGCAGACTGCAAACATCAAGAAGTTCAAGGGTGGAGCAAGCTAAGGCTTCTTTACCTTCCTAGATTTCACCCCCTAATTCAGTTGCGTAGGACTGTTTTGGGGGGTGTTTTCTATTAGGCTAGGGGCATGACTAAAGCATGTATTTCTTGGTATTCTAATTCGCTCAATCAGCCGACAGGTTATGGCACTCAGTCGCAACAGGTCATTCAACGTCTTGTTAGGCAGGGTCATAAGGTTGCGATGTTGTCTAACTATGGTGGTGAAGGTGTCAATAGTTTTATTGATTCAGGTTCGGGGAAGATACCGCATTACTCTAGGGGCATGAATCAGTATTCTACGGATGTTTTGCCGTTGCATCATCAACATTGGTCAGCTGAGAACTCTGCGCTGCCTAACTTTCTTATCACCCTTTATGATGTTTGGGTTTTAGATAATCCTGCTTTAGATGCGTTGCCTATTGCTTCTTGGACTCCGATAGATCATCAGCCTGCACCTGAAAAGGTTTTAGCCTGGTTGAAGAAGCCGAATGTGACTCCGATTGCTATGAGCAAGTTTGGTAAAGAGATGATTGAAAATGCTGGCATAGAGTCTGAATATATTCCACATGCTATTGACACTAAAATCTTTACTCCTACAGAAGTTTTGCCTGAAGGTATTTCGGGTCGTGAGTTTGTTGGTGGTGATGACAAGTTTGTTGTGGGCATGAATTTCGCTAATAAGGCTGGTGGCTTTATTCATAGGAAGGCTGTGGCAGAGAACTTTCTTGCTTTCGCTATTTTCGCTAAGAAGCATGATGATGTTGTCTTGTATTTGCATACTGAACCTTATGGGAAGCAGTCGGGGTTTGTGTTGCCTAACATTTTGTCTGCTTGTGGTGTGCCTTCTGATCGTGTGAAGTTCGTTGACCCGATTGCCTACAGTTATGGAATATCGCAAAAGACTTTGGCTGCTATCTATTCGGCTTGGGATGTAGGACTTTTCTGTAACTATGGTGAAGGTTTTGGTATTCCACAGATTGAAGCTCAGGCTTGTGGTGTGCCTATTATTACTAGCAACTTTGCAGCTTCGGCTGAACTTGCTTCCCCTGATTCATACTTGGTCAATGGTCAGCCCTTCTGGGATGCAGGTCAACACTGTTGGTTCAATGTTCCTAATGTGCAGGGCATTGTGGATGCGTTGGAGCAGGCGTATCAGCGGGGTAAAGGTAAGTTCCCTGACACTCTTACTTTTGCTCGTCAGTATGATGCAAACAAAGTTTTTGATGAGTCTTGGATTCCGTTGATTGAGAAGTTAGCAACTAAATGAAGTTGATTGTTCCTGTTCTAAACAGATTTGATTTGTTGAAGCGTATGCTTGAAAGCATTGATGTTGAAGCAACAGTTTATGTAATCAATAACGCTAATTTTGAAGAAAGATTTCATTATTCTAATGAACGCCTAGTAGATCTGCATTGGATTGATTTGCCTTCTAATCTTGGTGTTGCTTCTTCATGGAATTTAGGTATCAAGATGTTGCCGTTTGAGTCACGCTGGTTTATTACTTCGGCTGACTGCGTGTTTGCACCAGGCGATTTGACTTTGCTACAGACTGCTAAATCTGATGCTTTGACTTTGTGCGATAAGTTTCCTTATTATCAGACTTTTGTTGTTGGGGAAGAAATAGTGAAAACTGTAGGTTTATTTGATGAAGGCTTGCATCCAATCTATTTTGAAGATAACGATTATGAGCGAAGAATTGCTAAGGCAGGTTTGCGTGTAGATCGTCTGCCTTTACAGCTGGAGCATGACAACAGTTCTACTATCAGAAGTGATGTCAAGTTGAGTGAGCGTAATCAGGTGACGTTTGCTAATAATGAAAAGTATTTTAGGGACAAGGTTGATGCTGGCAGGTTTGATGAAGGTCGCTGGCAGTTGCAGATTAGGCGTGTGAACTCTTGGGATTAGTTGTTGTTACAGGTGTGGCAGGGTTTCTAGGTAGCCATGTTGCTGACGCTTATTTGGCTAAAGGCTGGCAGGTTCGTGGCATAGATAATCTGTTGGGTGGAAGTTTAGATAATGTGCCTGCAGGTGTTGAGTTTTACAACCTTGATTTAGATGATTTGGAAGCAATCACGCCTGTTTTTGTTGGTGCAGATTTGGTTATTCATGCTGCTTGCACAGCTTATGAAGGTTTGAGTGTGTTCAGCCCTGCTCTTGTGGTCAGAAACACTGTTCAGATAAGCGTGAACGCCATGACGGCAACTATTCGGGCTAAAGTGCCAAAGTTTGTTTACATGTCGTCTATGGCACGTTATGGGGACAATTGGGGTGATGTATTTGATGAGAGTCTTGAACCGCAACCGCAAGACCCTTATGGTATCGCTAAGTTGTCAGCTGAGAAACTGTTATCTAACCTCGCTAAAGTGCATGATGTTGAATTAGTAGTTTTAGTGCCACATAACATTGTGGGTGCTAGACAGAAGTTTGATGATCCGTTTAGGAATGTTGCCAGTATTATGACTAATCGCATGTTGCAGGGTAAGCAACCGATTATTTATGGTGATGGCACTCAGTTGCGTTGTTTCAGTTTTATTCAGGATGTTATTGCCCCTATTTTGACGGCTTGTGAGTCACCAAATGCTGTAGGTCAGGT